ACTACGAACATAAATATATTATAAAATGAAAAACCCCCACTTTTTAAGGTGAGGGTTTTATTATAATCTTTTGTAATATTAAAATTGACCTGCATCTGGACCAAATGATGCTGATATTTCCAAATTGAATAGTCTATTTGCTACTGAACCACTAAATTCCAATACATCACCGATTCCGTAAAGAGAACCACTAAATCCTTGTGCAGTTGTGATAGTTGCAATTGTTACATCGTTATATCTAAAGTCAATTGCATTTTCAGTAGTTGCTACTTTGTAAAGAGAACCACTACCTTGAATATATCCTATTGTTCCAGCAAATGGGTCAGAGTTGAAATCAAAATCATCAGGTCTCATTGATGCGGTTACACCGGTCAATTGAGCACCATTACCTATGAAAGTAGATGCTGATACTATTGATGCACTAACTGCTCCGGTAAGACTAATTGAACCGGTTACCGTTGCTCCGGCAACTACGATTTCTACTACCTCATCGGTTGAACCTGACTTATGTAAAAACGCTTTACCATCATAGGTATTTAAAGCTATTTCACCTACCTGTAACGATGTGGTTGTAGGTACTGAACCTGCGACACCTGAACGTTTCAGTAAAATTGATGAAGTTGGATTATTTGTTGCCATATATTTTTATTTATTCTTTCTGTTTATTATTAATACGTTCCTCCGTCTATTAATGAAATTCTTGTTTCAATTGATGAACTAAATGTAGTAAATCCGGTAGTTGCAGTTATGTCTATTTGTGATGAACCACTTACAACCGTTTCAGCGTCTAATTTAGTTTTAATAGTAGTATCAATCGAAGAAGTAAATAAATTTAAACTTCCAGTTGATGTTTCTAATAAATCTAATCTACCATCTTGTACTCCTTGTGAAGTTGCGAATGAAGAACTCAATGATAATTGAGATGCTGCACTTGCAGAGAATGAAGTTGCTACCGATGAACTAAAGTCTCCGGTTACACTTGCAACACTTGCAGATAATGCAGTGATACTTGCGTTACTTGCAGAGAATGAAGTTGCTACTGATGAACTAAAGTCTCCGGTTACACTTGCAACACTTGCAGATAATGAAGTGATACTTGCATTACTTGCACTAAAGTCAGTTGATATCGAGCCACTAAATGTGTCAAATCCAGTTGTTGATGAAATTGTAATTTGTGATGAACCACTTACTACTGAATCACCATCTTGTCTTAATAATTTACTTTCAGCTCCTAATGCTCCTGCCTTCCAATAGTCGTTTGTAGAATCCCAAAGTAAAGAACCACTTACCGTATTTGGTGCAGTTGGGTCTTTAACTAATAATCCACCATTTGCTACACCTGTACCATTTAATTCGATGATGTTATCACCTAATTGGATAGTTGTAGATTCTACTGCGGTAGTTGTACCTTTAACAGTTAAATCACCTAATACTACTACATTAGAACCTGTAAATTCAAATGCAGATTTTAATGAAGATGAATAAGAGTTTAATTCTGCAACGGAAGTATTTAAACTTGCAGTTGTAGAATTTAAATTACTTACCGATGTATTTAAACTTGCAGTTGTAGAATTTAAATTACTTACTGAAGTATTTAAACTTGCTGAGGTAGATTCTAAATTTGATAATCTAGTTAAAGATGAACCACTAAATGTATTTAAATTACTTATTGAAACATCTTGTGAGTCATTTGTAGTTTTAGCAGCTGATGCTGAACTAATCAATGAACCACTTACAACTCCTATTTCAGTTAATTGTGTTAATACACTTGCAGAGAAAGTATTTAAGTTTGCAGAAGATGTTTCTAATGCAAGTACTCTACTACCCAATGAACCACCACCACCTAAAGAAGCTTCAATTACATCTAATCTAGCATCACTTGCACTGAAGTCAGTTGCAACTGATTGAGAGAATGATTGTGTAAATGAATTTATGTTTGTTATTGAAACATCTTGTGAGTCATTTGTTATCTTAGCAGCTGATGCTGAAGAAATTAAACTTCCACTTACAACTCCAATTTCTGTTAATCTTGTTTCAACCGAACCTGTATAAGTTGCTAAAGTTGAATTTTGAGTTAACTGAGAACCACTAAATGTGTTTAAATTACTTATTGAAACATCTTGTGAGTCATTTGTTATCTTAGCAGCTGATGCTGAACTAATCAATGAACCACTTACTACACCTATTTCAGTAAATCTTTCGTTTGCAGATGCAGTATGTGCATTTAATGCGGTTGTAGAAGTATTAGAAGATGTATAAGAATTTAAAGCCGCAATTGAATCATTTACACTCGCTGATGTAGATTCTAAGTTTGTAAATCTAATTAAAGATGAACCACTAAATGTATTTAAATTAGAAACTGACGTATTAACACTTGCAGAAGTTGATTCTAAGTTTGTTAATCTACCCAATGTAGAACCACTAAATGTGTTTAATGCATCTATACTAATTTGTTGTGATTCAGATGAACTATTTAAAGCAGATACCGAAGTGTTTAAACTTGCAGTTGTTGAATTTAAATTTGAAACCGATGTATTAACACTTGCAGAAGTTGCTTCTAAGTTTGTTAATCTACCATCTTGTGTGTCATTTGTTGTTTTTGCTGCCGATGCTGAAGTAATTAAACTTCCACTAACAACTCCAATTTCAGTAAATCTTGTATCAGCCGAAGAACTGAATGATTCTATATTAGATAATCTACCTAATGTAGAAGAACTAAATGAGTTTAAATTTGTTATTGAAACTCCTACACCACTACCAACATTTGCAGTTATTTCTGCTAATGATGCAGAAACCGAACCACTATAATCAGTAAATCCGGTTGTATTAGAAATAGTAATTTGTGATGAACCACTAACTACACTATCTCCACCGGCTAAAAGAACTTTAGATTCAGAATCTTTAACTCCCGCCTTCCAGTAGTCATTTGTAGAATCCCAAATTATTGAACCAGTTTCAGTATTTGGTGCGGTTGCATCTTTTACATATAATCCACCATTTGCTACCGATGAACCATTTAATTCGATAATATTATCACCCAATTGAACAGTTGTAGAATCTACAATAGTTTGAGTACCTCTAACTGTAAAGTTACCAGGAATAGTTACATCACCACTAAATGTTACACTTGTACCACTTGCAGTAAATGCTTGTTTTAATGAAGATGAATATGAATTTAATTCCGTAAGTGAAGTTATTGTACTTGCACTAAATGAATTTAAGTTTGTTATAGAAACATCTTGTGAGTCATTTGTTGTCTTAGCAGCTGATGCTGAACTAATCAATGAACCGGTAATAGTTGCTAAATCACTATTTTGAGTCAATTGAGAACCACTAAATGATTCTAACGAAGAAATTCTTTGACTTTGAGTTGTAAATGTTTGAGCAACTGAAGAACTAAAATCTCCTGTTACTGATGCAACCGATGCAGATAATGCAGTTAAACTAGCCTCACTTGCACTAAATGAAGTTGCAACTGAAGAACTAAAATCTCCCGTTACCGAAGCAACTGAAGCAGATAAAGCAACTATACTTGCATTACTTGCAGAGAATGAAGTTGCAACTGAAGAACTAAAATCACCAGTTACCGAAGCAACTGAAGCAGATAATGAAGTTATACTTGCATTACTTGCTGAGAATGATGTTACTACTGATGCACTGAAGTTACTAATGTTACCTGTTAAATCTGGAATATCATTTCCGTCAGAACCAAGTAAATATAAAGTTGAACTACCACTCGCGTAGTAAGGAACACCTTTAACTAATCCGTTGTATGTACTTGAAGCAAATGTGTTTGGTGCGTTATCACCAATCATAAATCTATTTACTGCTTGTATCGAACCACTTTCTACGGCTGCAAACACCATACCAGAACCATTGGTTGCTGTAATGTTTGACGAACCTGATACGATTATTAATTCACCTTTTTGAAACGATGAGGTTGCTGCCGAAAGGGCTTCTAAACTACCACGTCTGTGTCTAATGATTTGTGCCATATTGTATTGTTATTCTCTTAATTAAGGTTATTCGGTAATAAATATGATTTTTATTATGAAATCCTATTTTTTATTTTAGTTTTTTTTTCAATTATATTAAAATTCACCCATATCTATCTGATTTGAATTAGGTTGATTATTTGTTGATGGGTCTGGCGGTGGTGGAACCGATGCTGTTGTTGGATTTCCATCTAAGTAAATTTGAGCTGGAACTGTCGAATCCGTATCTCCAAACGTGCCATCTTGTAATCCAGTTGCGTTTACTACTGCCAATGCACCACTTATAATTAATGAGTAAGAATCGGAATCCACCGGTGCTATCGTAATACCCTTCAATGTTGCACCTGTTAATTGTGCAGAAGAACTAATTACACCAACTGCATTTATCTTATTCAATATCGTGGTATCAATTGAACTACTAAATCCTGCAAATCTTGCATCACTACTACTAATTGATGTATTGATAGAAGAACTGATTGAAATTATATTTGCTTCCGATGCACTCAATGAAGTTGCAACTGAAGAACTTAAGTTTGTTATAGTTGTCGAAATTGCTCCACTTAATGCAGTTTGTCCAGCTTCCGATGCACTTAATGATGTGAATATAGAAGAACTTAGATTGTCAATAGTTGTCGAAATTGCTCCACTTAATGCAGTTTGTCCAGCTTCCGATGCACTTAATGATGTGAATATAGAAGAACTTAGATTGTCAATAGTTGTATCAAATGATGAACTTAAGTTTGTTATTGTGGTTGCAATTGCTCCACTTAATTCCAATTGGCCAGCTTCTGACGCACTCAAAGAAGTTGCAACTGAAGAACTTAAATCATTTATAGTTGTATTCATTGAAGAACTGATTGAGTAAATCGTTGCGTAAGAACTACTAAATTGAGATGCAACAGATGAACTAAAGTCTCCAGTAGTTGCCTGAACGGATGAACTTAATAATCCAATCAAATATAAACTTTGACTATCTGTTACTGCCAATGAAGAACTTAATGTATCCAATGATGCAGTTGTAACATATGTTTGAGATAATAATGCAACTGATTGTGAAATTGACGAACTTATTATTGATGCTTCCAAATCACTACTCATTGTCATATCCAATTGAACAACAAATCCATCATAATTAGATGCCGAAACTAAATTGACTTGTGCAGATGATGAAAACAAACCTGCTCCATCTATAATTTCAAATACAGACGAACTAAAATCTTGTCCGATATCGGCTGCATCTTGTAACGAAGAACCACTTTCTATTTGTTTTAATCTTATTAAACTTGCCATTATTTATAAATATCTTTTATTCTTTTAATTTGCCTATAACATAAATATCATTTATTGTGACAGAATCAAAATCTATATATTCATCATTCAATTTTACAACTACATTATTTCCAATTTGGGTAATGGTATAATCTCCAGGAATATGTAAACCATAAACTAAAACTTCAAAGTTATCCGATGATGCACCTTCGGTTCCATAATCTAAACTAACATTGTAAATTGTAAGTGTATTTTCTGAGTTGTTAAATTCGTCAATTTGTCTTTCAACCATTCTTGCACTATGTTGTAATATCTCTTGATAAAAATTATTTATTTTATTTTTATTATTTACTAATTTAATAGAATTTTGATTTGATTTTGTTCTACTACTAAATTTAGTCGGTATTCTTGCATCAAATGATGGTTTGTACACATATTCAATCGATGCACTTAATTCATTTGGTAAATTTGAATAACCATTTTGACCGGCAGAACCAGTTTCTATTTCTGATAGTGGATTTAATATAGTTCCCCTTCCGTCTATTGATGCCGAAAAATTTATTTGTGAAGTATAATCACTTAATATATTATCCAAATATCCAGAACCACTCAAATTGTTTAAATTGATTTGTTTGATTACTCTATTTAGTTTTCTACTATTTGAATTAAATTGTCTAAGCATATCTTTCTATGTCACCTTTAATTTCAATAAAATCTTGTGAGTCCAATTGATATCCAAAACTATCTCTTTTAAATTTCAATAACAATCCAGTACCACCCTGTTCAACTATATAATCTCTTGCACTTATGTTTTGAGTATTTATATAAACCCTTAATCTATCTTGTGATTCTCTTAATTCTATTTCTCTCAATATATCTACAAATCTCCAACCAGTAGCTTCAAAAATCCAATAATCAGGATGTGATAAATCTTTTGGAGTTAATATTGCATTTCCAGGTTTTCTGAACATCTTTTGAGTTATATCTAATAATGTTCTTTTCATTATGTTAATTCAATAAATTTACCTACAATTACAATTTCATCCCCACTATCTACATCAAATGGTGTAGTAAAATTAAATGTCAAATTATAATTAGAATAAGATGCAGTAAAATGTGTTTGGTCATAATATCTTACACCATTTATATAAAGTTTCAAATCATATAACACATCATCAATATCGACACCGGATGTCACCACATAGGATAATGTTGTTGGTGTTGCAATTAACTTTATATTTTGAAATGTTATAGTATTATCCATTGTTGGGTTTTGTGACAAGTTATTGTTAATTGATAAGTAATCAATTAAATCTTTATTGTCGTAGTATGGTGATGGTGTAGTCAATATTCCTTCTAATCTACCAGTACCACTTGTAATATCAACTTCCGTAGACATAACAACTCTTTTAGTTGAGAATGACTTTTTAATAGTATTTTCTCCGTCAAATTTTTCTGGAAGTAAATATGCTTTAACTGCTAATGAAAATTCAATTCTATTTATTCTTTCCGTTCCTTCTCCAACTTCGTTTATAACTTCAAAATCGGACATAGTTACTTTGAATTTGAATTTATCTTTATCTCCCCAGAAACTACCTGCAAATTGTAATTGTTCTATTACCTTATTTAAATGTTCAGTATATGCAGTCCAAGCCATACATTGATAAGTAACTTCCACATATTGAGGCATTGTTATATTATACAATTCATATTTTGGTTTTACTGCAGAACCTAATAAACTAAATCTATCGTATCTATTATCCTTAGACCATTTAGTAACCGTTGGGTATGACACATGACGATTTAACATTGGCATAGACTCATCTTTTGAGATTGAGTTTCTACGAATCATCATTAAGGGTAATTGTATTCTACCTTTGTTATCTCTAAAAATACCATCTCTTTGTGCACCCTTCCATCTTTCCGAATTACCATAGATAACTGGTATACTTATTGACTTACCATTATCGTCCAATTTTGGTAATGCAGTTTCTTCTAAATAAGACATCATTGCATAGTCTATATCAAAAAGAGATACACTCTGTTTCAAATCTTGTTTAGTAACTTTGACTTGCTCTGCTCTATTTAGGTCTTTCCTAAGTGGGTTTGTAGACATATTATTTTACTCTTTCTTCAATGTTTAAAGACGATTTTCTTACCATAAATGTAGAACATACTACACTAAAATTGTTAGATGGTAATCCACCTACATATTGAACTTCAGTAGTGTTATCGATTTCATAATAAGATTGGTCAAAGAAAATGATATCACCAATTTCTGGGTATGTATTTTTTTCCTCTAACATCCATCTATCAAATCTAAATTCTACATTTTGTGATACATCCGAACCAAATCCTTCATATCCTGCAGATTGGCCTGATTTGTTGATTAGTACATTTAATTCTACTCCTGGATACCATGTTTTATTTGTAGATTCACCATATAGGTTTACTTTAGTTTCATTCAAATTTACTTTAAACAAAACTGCAATGTTTTCTACAACATCGTCTACCACTTCTCTGGCAAAACTCTTAAATAATTCGATATCTCTACCGACTGCAAATTTTGGCATATTATCCTACATATAATTTTAAAGGAACTTTTCTTAACATCTCTTGGTGGTGTGTAGATTCATGTGCTTTATTTTCCATCACATTTTTTCTACTCATTTCTTCTAAATTTCCTCTAAGTTGTTCAACTAACATATCTTTCTCAACTTGAGCTTCTGCTCTCAATGCTGCACCATCTAATTGTAATTCACCATCTGGAATTGGAACTGAACTATACTTTTCTCTAATTGCTCCTAATAATTCTTTTGCAAGTGCTAAAGTATATTTTCTAATCCATTGTTTACCCACATCATTTATACTTGCATATTGAATAAAATCATATGGAATGTCGGAATAGTCGGAAAGTGAATCAGCTTGAATGGTTTGTGAATCGTGTTCAAATTCATCTCTACTAATATATTCAAAATAAACTCTGGTTTTTCCCATACCAGTTGGAACTGGAAATATTTCTAATTTATTATCTACTATATTAAAACTAAATGTTGATTTTCTAATATGGTCATTAAATTCAATTTGTTGCATTCTCAATACATCCTCATATATTGGCATCATTAAGAATTGTGCAGCAGGTGAAAAATTACCAAATCCTAATTCACTCATTAAATTCAATGTACCTTGTGCACCTACTGAATATGGGTCAAAGAATCTTGTAATTGCAGGAACTGCTTCATGATATACTTTGAATACATCTATTGTCGATGCTGAACCTGATAACGATGATGAAATACTATTTCCAGTTGTTGCATCATATGCATTATTTATTAAATCATATATTTGAACAGATGATGTTAAATTTACATATGCCTTTTTAACTGCAGTATTACCACCAACTCCTGCCAAAGTTCCATATTGTTGAGACATACGAACTGCAGTTGGTAAAAATGAACCATCTACAAGTGTTTGTGAATAATTTGAAACTTTACCTTTAGGTTGTCCTCTTAGAATGTCAATATTATTTCTAATATTAAATTGATTAACTTGTGCGGAATATTCGGAAACTGATTCTTCAAAACATGCCCAAATTTGTTGATTATCTAATTCAATATTTACAATAGGATAACCCAATCTTCTAGCTACCCAAGTTGCTGTTTTTGGAGCATCGTTTCTAAAATCAGT